CGGGGGTGCGACGGTACTCAAGCCGAGACTGCGGCGGTACGAGGAAGCCTATCTGGACCTCGCGAAGCTGTGGCTCTCTCGTGTCCAGCAGTTCTGTCCGCCTGAGAAGTTAAAGCGTATCATCGGGGTGTTCGAGATGGGTGCGCCATTGGGCGCAAACAACCAGCCCATCTTCTCAGACCCGTTGACCGGGCAACCCATGCCGGAAGCGATGATCTATCAGACGCTCGCGACGCTGACGAACATCCAGTTCGATCTGAAGCTCGACGTGACGCCGAATACCGATTCGGAACGTCAAGCGCAGTTCGAGAAGGCGATGTCGATGACGCAAGTGCTGACCAGTACCGGACGGCCCGTCGGCCCCGGCACGTTCGCGGCGCTCGCTGACATGGCCGATCTTCCGACCCGCTTCGCCGAAGGACTTAAGCGGGACATGATGCTCCCGCCAACCACGCCGCCGCAAGGCGCGGGTGCAGGCGGTGCAATCGGAAACGTCATGAACGCGATGAAGGGCGGTGCAGCCGGAGGGGGAGCAAACTCCTTCGGCGGTGCCCCGTCGAGCGGTGAAGGCATGGAGGGCACAAGCGGAGGACAGGGCGAGAAGAAAGAGCAGGAATGAACGATGATGTAATCACAGGGGTGGGCGCGCTAATAGTAATCGGTGGCGCGCTCTGCCCATTCTTTCCGCAGGCGTGTCCCGCTGTCGCGGGTCTACGTGTGGTTAAAACCTATCTGGAGAAAAAGAAGGTAGAACAGGATGGCAAGCCAAAGCCCAATGCCCCCCAAGATGTCACCGTCAAAGCCAAAGAAGATGAAGGCCAAGAAACCAGCCGGGTTCGGGTTTAAGTTTAAGGAGAAATGCTAATGGCAACTGAGTTCGTTCGGCAGGAAGGCTCGTACGATCAATCGGTCAAAGTGAATACGGCGAGTCAATCGAAGTCGAAGGAGGCATCGTACTCAGCGAAGGCGACTCCGGCCAAGGAGCTTCCCTCGCACACGCAGTCTCCGAAAATGAGTAACAAGAGGTAACATGCTACCCGACCAGTTCGCGGCGATGGAGCAATCCCTATGCGCGGCTGAGAAGTCCGGCAAGCATGGGCATAACGCAGGCATCTCTGTGGCGCTGTGGCGTCTCCGTGGACTGGTGCTCGGCTATCGCTGGGCGCTCGATCACGGCTTCGTAGATCCACTCGTTGACCCAGAGGATAAACCATGTCTGACGTGCCAGCCAACGACGTAGACCTTATCTCGCAGTTATACACCTGGCTTCCGATGTGGCAGAAGCTGCTGAGGTTGCAGGACTGGAACATCACCGTCAACGTAAAGCGCCGATACCAGATGTCTGACCACGACGTGCTTGGGCTGTGTAGACGTTACACAGACTCGAAGGACGCAGACATCGACATCCTTTCGGTACAGGATATTTCGGCGCATAAGGAAGGAGACGACGCCGACTATGAATTGACGTTGGTGCATGAGCTGTTGCACGTTCACTTCGCGTTCATGAATAACGATGAAGGGCACGCACGACAGCAGGAAGAGTTAATCGTCAGCACGTTGTCTCGTGCGCTTGTGAACCTAAATCGGGACGGCCTTACCAGCTAGTCCCACGGACGTGAGTTTGCGTAGTCGTCGTACGCGCCTGTCGCCGGGGTGTTCGGGCGGTGGAGGTATTGTGGCTGTTAAAGTTGCGTCGTCGAAGTCAGATGGCATTATGGACAGTTCTCCCGAGATGGATTTTAACTCTCCTGAATTCGCGGCCGCGCTCGCGGGCAAGGCCCCTGAAAAGAAGGAAGAGAAGGCGAAGGAATCGGCAGACGAAACGGCAGAAAAAGAACCGGGGTCTGCGCCCGACGAAGCTGAGACCGAAAAGGAATCCGACGAGAAGGAAGAACCGAGCAAAGAGGAAGACACTAAAGACGAGAGTGAACCGGCCTCCGTTAAGGCGCTTCGCAAAGAATTGAAGCGCGTTCGCGCAGCGAACCGTGAGAAGGACGAGAAACTCGAATCCCTCGAAGCGAAGGTGAACCAACTCGCCGAGAAGTCCGACACCAAGGAACTATCGGAGAAGGATCGTCAAGTCGTGAAGCTGACGAAGATGTCAGATCCCGACTTCAAGCGCGTCTCGAATGAGTGGAGAGATGAGCTTGTCGATGCTACCGCGAAGCTGCACGTTGCTCAGGCACGCGGAGACGCGGAGGCCGAGGAAAGTGCGAAGCAGCGAGTCGCCCGTGCGAAGGTGGCGCAGGATCTTTTGGACGAAGCAAAAGAGAAGCGCGCTGAAGTGACTGTGCGATCCAAAGAGAAAGAAGACGAGGAACGGGGTCACATCGAGGAAAGTCTTGCGGCTATTCAAGACGACTTCCTGAAGACCCTCCCGGCACTCAAGGACCACGAGAGCGAAGCCTTTAAGGCTGGCGAACGCGAATACAACCGGCATAAGGCGCTGATGGCGAAGATGGGCCCGATGGGCCAGATGCTCGCGGTGGCGCTCGCGATCATTCGCAATCCGAAGCTCGTGGGACGCGATGCCGTGGCAGCACGGAAAGAACTCATCAACAACGTAGAGGAGGCCGCATCGAAAGCTCTCGAAACGGGCGTCAAGGGCGGGACGAAGGGTAAGGGCATCCAGATGCCGGAACCGGGCACTCAATCCTTTGAAGACTTTATCGAGAGGCTAAAGAGCGGCGGTTAAATGGCTGAGAACTTAACTACCCAATTCACCGACAGCACCAGCTCAGACGCTACGCAGAGCGTGTACAACACGCTGTTGCTTGTGCGTTCGACGTACCCGCTGATTCACCAAGTTCCTGTGCGCAAGTACAGCTTGAAACAGCGGACTGGTAAGACCATGATCTTCCGGCGCTTCGAGGCCCTGGCGAAAGCCAAGACCCCGTTGAACGAAGGTACGCCTCCGGCCGGTAAAAAGAAAACGAAGACTGACGTGTCCATGACGATTAAGCCCTACGGAGACTTCATCGAAGACTCCGATATGGTGCTTAATACTCAGCCGGACCCGCAGGCGTTGGAGAACATCGAGCTGCTTGGACAGCAAGCCGGTGAGACCTTCGACGAGCTGTATCGCGACATGTGGGCGGACGCGACGAATATCGTGTATGCGAGCGGAACGTCTCCGGCCACTGTCAACGCGATCCTTGATCGTGCGATCTTGGACCGGGCAATTCGTACGGCCCGCATCAATAAGATGCAGCCGTTCAGCCCCGCCGTCTTCGCATCGCAGCGGATTGGGTCTTCGAGCATCATGCCGTCCTACTGGGGCTTGGCTGACGAGCGGAGCTACTTCGACCTTCGACACATCGAGGGCTTTGTGCTCCCCGTTGACTATGCCAACGGCTCGGCCACTTTGGTCGGTGAGGGCGGAAGCGACAAGAACGGCGTGCGGTATCTCATTTCGCCGAACGGGTATTTCTTGCCTGGGGCGACTGGTGTGACGACCGCGAACTCCGATGTGAAAAATACGGGTGGCTACGGCGACCTGTATTCCATCTTCATTGTTGGTAAGGAAGCCGCTGGCGGTATCAACATGGCGATGGGTAACGGCGGAGTCATCAAGAAAGACCTGGGCTCGGCCGGTACGGCTGACCCTCTCAACCAACGGGCGACCGTGGGCTGGCTGAAGTACGACGCTCGGACCATTCTCAATCAAGCCTTCTTGCTTGAGATCCAGCACTTCGTCAGCTTGTAAGCGTTCACGATCCTGGCTTGTTCACGATTCGTGAACAGGCCGGGGTCAGTGTACAAGGAGACTTAATGGCGAGGGACCTCGGAATTCGATTCTACCGCGTGACGCTGCAAGGGGTGACTGTTCAGAAGGGCATGAAGGAGAAAGATGCCTACGCCATGGCAGAGCGGTGGCAGGGGAGTCACTGTAGCTACGGGGGCTCTGGGGGTCTCCTTCGCATTAAGGATCGTGGCGATCACGTAGAAGTCAAGCGTGACTTCGAGACCGAACGCGAATGGGCGGAGCGGTTCGAGGAAGCGCGGGCGGGCAACCGTCAGAAAATCACCATGGTGGAAAGGGTAGACTAATGGCTAAAGCAGCGGACTCAGCTCACAAGGACGAGAAGCCGTCCATCGCGACGAAAGAATCCTACCGGGTTCGTCTTCGCGGAGTGAGCTATGCGCTCTCCGGTAGTATCAACGGGACGACTGCGACAGGCAAGCCTGTCGAGGAACGGTGGTCCTTGCAGCCCAACCGATGGACGGAAGTATCAAAGCGCGTCTTTGAGTTCCTGAAAGAGAAGTACGACAAAGTACGTGAGTACGAAGTACCTCACTGGGAACCGGGCGGAGACGGGCAGCGCTCACAGGCGACTCCGTACGTCGAGGAAGTCCAGCCCTACATTATCGAGTTCAAATAAGGAGAGCACATGGCTGCTGCGACTATCTTAGTCAACCGGCCGCGAAACTTCGCGGTCTTCACGTATGCGGGTACGACTGCTGCCCAGAACATCCATCTGGGGTTCAAGCCGTCGTACATGATTATCCACAACGCGACTGACGGAGACGATGTCAATATCTGGCATACGTCTTCGCAGACGACCTTCATCAACATCGCGGCGGCTGCTGCCAACATCTCAGCCGCTGTTGCGCCTGTTGACGATGGGACGACTCTTGGATTCTCGTTGCCCGCTGACTCGGACATCAACGAGAACGGCAAGACGTATCACGGCATCGCGTTCTACGAGTAACGGATTCCTCGGAATCCATATTTGAGAGGAGAGGAATCGTGAAGTTCAACAACGACAGGGATTTTATTTGGAGACCGGATGGCGTTGTGATACCGTTCCAGTGCTTCACCGGCCTGGACTATGAAGCCACGACTGCTACCGACATTAAGTCCATCGGTGCCGGTGCGGCGAACGATACCGCCGTCATCGAGATTGGTACGTCAGGTGTGACCGGCTTGAAGATGGGGGCGGCTGGAAACAGCGTCATGCACCTCTTCGCCTTGCCGCGCACGTTTGATCCGAAGTACGCGCTGCGCATGCGGCTGCACTGGTCTTCGGGTTCGACTGAGGTGGCCGATACGATTGACTGGAAGATCCTGTACACGCCTATCGTGTACAACGTGACCGCAATCGCGGCACCCGCGACGGCGCTCGACACCGTTATTCCGCAGGACCTCGTTCCGGTGGCGACGGCGAACGCGCACTGTGTGACCGCGTGGGGCTCCATCAGCCNNATGGAGATGGACGCGTTCGCGGCGGGTCTCTCGGAAGCCAAGCATCTTCTGGCGCTTGAGCTGGCGTGGACTCCTCGGCGACTGTACTACGGTGATGGTATGGCGCACTCTGCCAAGCTCCCGCTGTATAGCGCGAGCGGCAAGTACTAAGTAACCCTATGGCCCCCCTGAAACACGGGGGGGCCTGCAAGGAGTAGCATGGCCGTCGCGTTTGATTCGTCTTCGTCGGTGTCGGCGGATGGACCGGGGCCGTATACGGTTTCACATACGTGTTCTGGATCTGATCGCTTGTTAGTCGCCTGCATCGCGTTTTATCACTCTTTGTCCGTCGTGTCTGCTCTGACGTATAACGGTGTCGCGTTGACGCGCCTAGGCAACCTCAGCGATTTCCAGTACAACTCAGAGATTTGGTACCTTGTCAATCCGGCCTCCGGCGCAAACACGCTGTCTCTGACGCTTTCTGGCAGCCAGTTCGGCGTGGGTTTAATGGGGCTTTCTTTTACCGGCGTCGATCAAACTGTCCCGATAGCGGGATATGTCTCAGGAAGCGGAACGAGCACATCCCCCTCTGTCGTGGCTTCTTCTGGTACGGACGAGATGGTCGTGGACTGTCTGTGTATTACGCATAACGGCACACTCTCCGTGGGGGCCGATCAGACCTCCCGGCTGAACGCAATCTCGTCGTCAGGGGCAATTAAGTATGCGGCATCGACTGAGCCGGGGGCGTCTTCTACAACGATGAGTTGGTCAAACAGCACCTCGCAGGGCTGGGTATATTCGGCGGGCGTCATTAAGCCTGCGGGATCGTCTCCGAGTGGACACCCGGCGCGAAAACGCCACGCGGGAGTTCCGTACGTGAATTTATCTTTTAGCCCAAGGATCTGGTGACATGGCTTCGACTGATGCTCGTCTTATTCCCTACAAAAACGCCGCGTGGAGAGTCACATTTCCCATCCTCGACGCCGACGGTGATCCCGTGTCTGGCGCGACCGGCCTCGATAGCGAGGTCTCGAAGGACGGGGCTTCGTTTGCGGACTGCACGAATGAGGCCGCAGAGATCGGTTCGTCTGGGGTGTACTACTTAGACCTGACAAATTCAGAGATGAACGCGGATACGGTCGCCATACGCGTACAAACGAGTTCTTCTGGGGCGAAGACTACCATCATCGTTGCGTACCCGCAGGAGGCAGATGATATTCGCGCCTCTGTCACACACTGGGCAGGTTCGGCGGTCGCCTCGCCGGATACGGCAGGGTATCCCAAGGTGACGGTGAAGAGTGGCACCGGCACGGGAGAGGTCAGCCTGTCTAGCGGTCTGGTTACACTTGCGGCGACGGGTCTGGACAACGTCGTCTGCGCAGAGCCGGGAGCGGTCCCGTCTTTGACGGCTAATCTCAAGACAGCCGTCAGTTGGCTGCTCGCTCTTGCGCGCAACAAGGTGACGCAGACTTCGACGACCAGTACCCTGCGTAACGACGCAGACAGCAGCAACATCGCGACCAGCACCGTCAGCGACGACGGCACAACCTTCACGCGGGGCAAGTGGGCATAATGGCGGTAGACACCAGGGATAAGCGTGCCGCGATTGTTCGGTGGGGGTTCCCGTATGGGGACCCCTTGCCGGAGCCGACCGGACTCATTGGGCTCTCCGGGCGACAGCGTCTCGCGGGTACCTATGCCGGATTCGCTGCCTCGGCAGACTGGACGCTTCGGGCGTCCGCTGTGGGGCACTTGTTTCCGTGGCTACGTCTTCCAGGCACATATCCCGATGAATCGGTTGCAGCAACTGACCGGCAGTTCATCGCGGGATTTTACGTTGGCATAGCGGCTATTCCGCCCGTGAGTGGCGCGATGGGGCGTCCTACCGGTATCGGGCGCGCGATCATGCGTGGCATCGGACGGTTTATGTAGGAGGACGATTTGAGTCAATTTATTCCTTGCAAGGTGTCGTGGACTGACAACAGTTCAGGAGACCGGGACGAGCTGGGTACAGAAATCGACATCTATACTGATAGCCCGTCGTTTGTCCCCAACGTGCCGGTAGAACACGCGTCTGGCGTGCCGCACGCGTGGATGCGGCTTCCTGCTGTGGCGGCGGCAGAAGTGTCGGCCGAGTTTCGCTTAGAAACGCCCGTGACGTTTGTGCGTGTTCGCGTGAGGCAGTACAATGCTGATGGCCCTGGGGAATGGGATGTGCCTACGGGAACAGTCTTTACGTTGACTCAGACGGCGGGACCGCTGGCCCCTCAAGCTGTCAGCGCTGTGGGATTTGTCGTGACTGACACGGTCATCGTTCCGCCTCCTCCGGTAGATCCGCCTCCGCCTCCGCCTCCTGCTGGCGGCGGGTCGGCGTCTAACTACTCGTTTACAGCACAGTTCTCTGGCGTGCAAGGTCAGAACGGCTGGAGATATAAAGACTCCTCTGGGGCCGAGCTAGTCTATGACTCGGCCAACGCAAAGTGGGTCGGCGACGAGTTATACCTCGCCATATGGAATGGGGGATTCAGGCACAGCTCTAGCGGCACAATAAAAGATGCCGTTTTGGAGTGGACTGCGCCTGCCAACGGTACCGCTCTGGTGTCTGGATCGACCGGACTCTTTAGCGCGCCTGGTAGCGTGCGGTTTATAGCGAAACACGACTCAACTACCAAGTTTACCAGCCCTGACATGACCACAGTCGCTGCCGAGCCGTACTCGTTTTCTGCGGTCATGACGGCCGGACAGAAGTTGACGTTTATATCGCAGCGGGTTTCGTCTACGATATACAACAACAACATTTCGCTAAACCCTGTCATTAACTTTACGACGGACGGGTCTACTCCGGCTAACCCCACCGTTAGCGCGCTATCTCCGTCGTCTTTTGGCGTGTCAGTAGGCGCGGTTCAGGGTCTGACTGTGACGCTGTCAAGCGCGCCGTCATCGGTCGCGTCAGTCGCCGTCAGCAGTTCAGATCCGACTAAGGCTACTGTGCCCGCTACAGTGAATGTTCCAGCAGGACAGACTTCGGCCAACATTCCCGTGACGGGGGTAGCGGCCGGTTCTTCTACCATAACGGCGACGTACAACAGTTCCAGCAAGACAGCCGCCGCGACAGTAAGCAACCCCGCATCTAGCTCGTGGGCAAACGCGCCCGCTGGGGGTACGGTGTTGGCTGACGTGAATTGTAGCGCTGACCCTGACACTGTGGGCCTATTCGACGTGTTTAACTCCGTTATTCTAGACGCGGACGCTACATCGCCACTTTCTCCATCGGGCTGCTGGAAAGCCCGCATGGGGGCGCTCGCGCTTAGCGGGGGTTGTCAGCTGGAGAAGACCAGCTCCACGCGCTACAGGGAGATGTACTTTGGTCTGTACTGGAGAAGCAATCCCCAGTTCCAGGGACTGCCGGTTGGGAACAAGTTGTTCTTTCTTGGCAGTGATTTCGGTATGAACGGGTGCTTTACTTGGAACAACTCTAGCCTGGTCAATGGTTCGGGCCCCATCCTATTTAATATCAACACATCTGGCATATCCAATGCGCACGTGTTTAACGGTAACACGGACCCGTCATTGCCTTGGTGGCCTAACGTCAACATAGGCAATGCTTCATTGACGCGGGGTGTTTGGTATAAGATAGAGGGATACGTAAAGGCCAGTACTACTAGAACAAGCCAGGACGGTATCTTGCGCTGGTGGGTAAATGACGTTATGGTAGGGAATTACACCAACGTCAATTACTGCGGACCTAGCGGAGAAACGCTAAATCGCTGGATGTGGACCCAGGCTTGGGACGGGTCTCCTCCGTACTTCGGCAACGTCAATACTACCGCATGGGAACACTGGATTGACCATCTGTACGTAGTAGGGAAAAACTAACATGGTGTACTTCGCTCAGTATGGCGTAGCGTGGACGCTGCGCGGTTACAAACTCGTAGACCGTGCAACCGGGCAGTACAAGGCCACTCCCACGCTTGCAAGTGGCGATGTCAAAATCGAGAAAGATGGGGGAGCGTCGGCCAACTTGGCTACGCTTCCGTACGTCGAGCCTGCGGCCGGGACTTCTGTTTCGATATATTTCTCGGCCGCTGAAATGCAGTGTGAACAGGCCGTCGTCACATTCCGTGATGCGGCCGGTGCGGAGTGGAACGACGACGCGATTCACATTTTCACCGTGGGCAACACGCTGGCCCACTGGCAGTCGAATCCGTTCTCTGCCTCTGTGGCGCTATCGAGCGCGAGCCAAAGCGCAGTCGTGTCGGCCGTGTGGGCGGCACTACGAGCAGACAACGCCGTGGTAGGTTCCTTCGGCGAAGGAGTGGCGTCTGTACAGGGCGACGTGACCGGAGACGTGGGAGGCAATGTCGATGGCAACGTGGGCGGCAATGTTACTGGCTCGGTGGGCTCTGTTGCGGCTGGTGGCATCACAGCTTCCTCGTTTGCTGCGGATGCGATCTCGGCTTCGGCGGTTTCAACGGCAGCAGCCCAAAAGATGGCAGACGAACTCCTCAATCGAAACCTGGCGGGCGGAGGGTCTGGTAATTCACGGAACGTCAGGAACGCACTGCGCGGTTTACGGAACCGCGTGAGGAACCAGGGCGGAACGCTTTCAATCTACGAAGAAGACGACACGACTATCGCATGGACAGCCGCGACGACGACAGCCGCTGGCGACCCCATGACGGAACTCGATCCAACATAGGAGACATATGGCTGAGACAGAGGTAAATGGTCAGTCTGGTAAACAAGCATATACGCTGGCCGGGGGGGAAACCCCCCGTGCCTATATGCGCGTCGATG